CGCACATCAAGCATCGTAAGTTTCGCCTTTTGTCGCGTCGCGCGTGCGGAGCGTCACACTCTGCGTGAAGCTGCCACCCCACGAAAAGGAACTGGTCACAGCGTCCACATCATGCATGCCGTCCCATGTCGTCCCGGTGCCGGAAATGGACATGAAGTGCCGGGGCTCCAGCGTGAAGCGGCCAGGTATCGTGCCCGTTATCGTGCGCTCATGCGCTACAATCTGGTCATACTTGGACTTGGCGAACGACTGGACCTGCTCCAGCCTCGCCCCCGGCAGCGTAAAGCTGTGCAGGTTGCCATTGGCCAGCGCCTTCTTTGTCGAACCACCTTCAGCAGACCAGTAATACTCCACCCGGTTTCGCTGCCTGCTGTCCCAGCTTGTCACATGAACAATAATGCCCTTGGCAATCTGGTAATCCCGGCTGAACCGCAGGCCGGATACGCCCATAACCAGCGGGGCATCGGGGCCATTATCTTTGTACGCCAGAGTGTGCACCACTCCCGAACTAGCCGAGGGGTATGGCGCGCACACAATGGTTTTCCCCTCCGCATACAGGTCGCAGCCGGTCATGTTGGCAAGGTAACTTGCAAGGTCAAATGCTGTCTGAAACCGGCTGTGACTGCTGGCTGACTTGCGCCTGTGCTCAATCTGCCAGAACTGCCCCGTCATGCCGTCCGCCATACTGACCTGCGGCGTCAGCCCCGCAGCCTGTATCATGGCAGTAACAACGCCCGGCCCCGTCATGTTCAGCCAACCATTAAGCACCCGCAGGTCCAGCAGCTTAGCCAGATAATCACGGCATTGAACTGACACCGCTGTTTCGGCGGGGCTAAAGTCCACATGATCAACAATGCCCTGAAACATCGTGACCCACTGCGCTCCGGCAACTGCCGCATCGCGCATTTGGAGCTGCACATCAATATCTGGCAATGCGGCAGCGCCAGAAGGAGGCAGCACATCAAACCAAAGCCCAGAAGCTGGGATTTTAGAGCGATCCAGAGCAAACGACAGATCCAGCGTGTCTGCCCGGCTGTAGCGCGTGCGCGTAAGATTAAACTGTTCCAACCCTGTTTCTGGCCGCTCGACACCATTCACTAACACACGCGCCTGCGGCATGCGCCACGTTCTGTGCCCGGTGGCGGTAACCGTCGCGCTCTCGCTCATGCTGTAACTCCCGGCACACCACTGGCCTGAGAGGCATCCTTCGCGGGAAGCGTCAGTGTAACAGGCGTCACAAATGCAGACAGGTCAGGGTCGGTCAGGCCGTTAAGCTGAGCAATCCGCCACCATTGGGTGGCATCCCCCAGATAGGATGCTGCCACATGGTAAAGCGTCCGGTCCGCTGCCGTCACTTTGATAGTGTTCGCCATGTCACCCTACCACGCTGAAACCAGCGGGCCATTCTGCGTGCCATCTGTGGCCGTTATTGTGTTGGCATAGGCCCGGTTTACGAGCGCGCCAGACTGCGCGGCCGTTGTGTGCAATTCTGCGTTCTGCGTAAGCGTGGAAAGCCCCGCCGCACCGTTCAGGCTAACGCCCTCCAGGTTTGCGCCGGTTTGACTGAGTGCGGTTGTCAGTCCGCTCCCGGCTCCCTCAAGGCTGGAGACAAGGCTTGCCGCGCCCGTTGGCACAGATGCCAGGTTAACAGCGGCCCCAGACAGACCATTAGCGGTCGTGAGGTCGCTCTGTATCCCGGCAAACACCCCGCCAGCACCAACCATGTCGGCAATGGGCGTCACCTGCCCCACAACGCTCCCCAGTTCGCCGGTTATGTTGCCCGCGATGGTCGCCACGTCATTCAGGCTATCCGTGATGCCCGATATTGCGTTGGCCGCATCATCACCAATCAGAGAAGATAAGCTGGACGTGCTGGTGCCAGATGCCGCAACATTCTGCGCAGGCTGCTCCAACACCAGCCGATAGGGAATAACCACGCCCTTTTGCTGATAGTCGCACGAAAACTCAGCAATTTTGACCGTGAGCGTCAGGCCCGCGCCAGAGAAAGCGACCGGTTGGCCCGCAATGCGCATCTGCTTGAGCATTTGTGAGCGCGCAAACGCAGTTGGGCCTAAAAAGCGCCCCTCCAACTCAAGGCGGGACGGGTCATTGCCAATAGCATCCAGCACACGTCCACCGCCGGGCAGGCGATGCACAACAACCTGCTGCTGCCCTCCGTCCCGTATCCGGTCGGGAACTTCCATGCCGCTCAGCACAAGACTGCCAATCTGCACAGGAGCAGACGCAGATAGCCGCCCTATCGAACCAATTGCGGTTTCGATGTTGGTCAGCGTCAAAGACATGGAGGCTCACAGGCGCAAAGGACGCGCGGGGAATATTGGTCACATTTGTGGAAGAGTATCTAACCTGTGCCAGAAATTGCGCGCAGGTACAAGAGCGAAGATGATAGCAATGAGCGCTACTGCATGCCATCACGAATACTAAGGAGGATAATTTGAAGTTTCCTTTTAAGGCTCTTCTCGCATTGCTGCCAGCGCTCGGATTAATTCCTCCGGCTTACGCTCTGGACCCAACGACGTATCAACCCGGGCAATATCAGCAGTTAGACGAAAGCCAGCTTCTGGAGCACAAGCATTATACGAACAAAGAGGGGAAATCTGTGCACTCCCCTGCGCATACACGCAATGGAGAAGCGCCCCCTGGAGCGTCAGCCAAGTGCGGAGACGGATCTTATAGTTTCAGTCTCCACCACAGAGGGACATGCTCTCACCATGGCGGTGTCGTAAGTTGGTTAGGCTGATATCTCATGGTGAAGGCAACCGCCAAGCTTGAGACTTGACCTGCTCAGACACGCCGGGAAAAGGATCTATTCCTGTATTTTGAATTAACGTTGCTACCGTCACCTGCGTGCAATGTGGGTGCTGCTGCGCATTACGACAAACATATACCCCAGCACGATCTTTGCTTGGAGAATATACTGCTTTCCAAGTGCTAGACGGCACATAAACCTGATCGTGCCCTACTTTCTGTATCGGCCTGAGGTGGAAGGCTGGGCCAGTAACGACATACAACTCGCCCTCCTCATCCGCCAAACTTCGAACGCGGCGTTCAATCCGCGCCCATATCCCCTCATTAAGGGAGGCCGTCTGAGGAACAATATTTGTCAGCGCATATGTCTCGTGTTGCGCCTCTTCTGTCGGCTGGTCACCGCTTGGAGCCATGTGGCCACGGTCATAGATTGATGCGTGATAGTCCGATAAATCGGCGCTTCCTGAGAAACGAGAGTCTGCATAAAATAGACCCGATCGCTTGAGCCGCTCTGCCGCCTCAACATCATCAGACCACAAATGCTCTGCCGCCCATAAAGGGCCATGCGATATACTGGACGCAAGAACGGCGTAGCCACGGCTGCATAACAATTTCGTCCCGGCCGCAAGGTTGTGGCTCACAACAACAGGAAGGCGGTCATTAGCTCCGAAATCTTGGCAATTATCTTCTTCCGCAAAGGCAGACAGCGGAGCAGCCAAGAGGGCGCCCAACAAGAATAAAGCTCTCATGCCAATGCGGGTGCCATCATAGAGCCTCTCTGTAAAGTTTACTCATCCCCCGGAATAACATTGGCTGTGACCGGCTGGGCCACCGTTTGCATGACCATGAATATGGCTCCTGAATGGCGGCCGTAGCGTAGTACAGGTTGGGGGTGGGGTACAAGGATTGCGCGGCGGGGGATAATCTCTGCCATGCACGGCCACCTCCAAGTTCTTTATTTGTTCACCTTTACTATTTTTTCAGTACTGCCCTACCTTGTTTGTAAGTAAATAAAATTTGCCTCAATATAAAACGCTAGATTAAAAGAGAAGCTGGCCTTGGCCATACATAAATCCCCACGATACACACTTTATGTTGATGAGGCTGGCGATGATGGCCTCAAAGCGCACTCCACGCATAGAAATGCAGCAGGCTCTGAGTGGTTTGTACTCGGGGGTATTGTCGTTAAGCGATCGGATGAGCCTAAGCTCGTTCAAATAATGCATAAAGCCTCAAATAAAGCAGGCTTACCATTTGGTCGTGATCTTCATTTCGCAAGATTAAACCACAAAAAACGAGGCATAATTTGCCATGAGTTAGCGCTGGGTCCATTCAGATGGTTCGCTGTCGTCTCTCATAAGGATAATATGCGGTCGTACAAAAATGAACGGGCCGCAGGAACATCCAAGAAAATAAACCCTTTGTATAATTGGCTTTTGCGCCTACTGCTCGAGCGTGTAACTAAATATTGCAAAAATTACAATTCCGTTTGCTCAATAATAAATAATAATGATGATATTAACGTGGTATTATCAAATAGAGGTGGGTTGCGGAGCGGGGAATTTGGCGATTATTTTACACGACTATGGCTGCAATTCCAAAGCGGCAATACTTACCTTAGCAAGGGCCTAATCGATTTTTCTGTTTTTAACCCGACAAACCTGTCTATCGCTCAGAATTCTGAAGTTTACGGACTGCAAGCAGCAGATTTTATAGTAAGCTCGCTGTATAAATCCCTGCCTCAGGCTTGCCAGCCTACTCCAAGCAGGGATTACCTAAACATCCTTTTGCCTCGTTGTGCGGCTCTAAACGGAAAATTATTTAATGCAGGGATTGTGGCCCTCCCTTTTGAATGGAAGGCCACCTTATCTGGCGAAAAACTAGAAATTATCCGTTATTTTGAAGGTTTGGCGGCGAGCCCCCGGCTCTGCGATCCCACTACAAAGTACGTATAGGTCGCCATCCTAAGGGAAACCATCTTTGTAGCTGCACCCCGAAGGTAGCCC